AATTTCATTAAATAAAACACCTGCCCCATTGGCCCCAGTAGTGGGTATATTTTTTCCTAATATACCCAGGCCACTAACCCCAACTACCAAGCTTCCCGCAATTAATGAACTACCAACTCGTAATGTCATACCGCTGTATACCTCGCAATACCATCATCAGCACCAATTGAAACAACTACTCGATACTCAACATCAACAGCAATCGCAGCGTTAGTGATAACTAAAACCCCATTAACATCTGTTGTTAATCCCGTCTGTTGAAATACCAGTTCATTATCAGCAGGGTTATAAACTACGATATTAATGTTTGATACTAACGACAATAACTGGCCTGAGTTATTCTTAAGCGGCTCAGTTGTAATCGCCCCACCGCCAACCACTACTTCGCCAAATAAAACCCACTGACTTCCATCAGTCGCCAACCCAACCAGCGCTGCATCTTTCGCCCCATTCCCTAAGTCAGACCAAGTATTGCCTGTATTTACTCGCGATAAATAGTTTCTTACATCACCAGAGGCATTAAGGATAATTTGATTAATCTGACCATCGAAAAACAATCCTTGAGTATCACCAATACGGGTAAACGATAATGTAGCGTTCGAGCTAATAGGGGTTTCATCAGTGATAACCGCGCTGTCACTTGTTCGAGTTAACTTAAAACTGGTAGTCGTTGATGCTCTTACCGTTTCTAATAAATACTCTGTATTTGGAACCAATAAACCTGTTGCAGTTTGATGATTTATTGACGAACCAATCGCCATTTGCATTGAGCCATCCGCAAAGACAGCAATAAAGGAATCAGAACCCACATTCCCTGTTAGCCCCTTTGTAGTAAGAATGTTTGGTGTTTTGAATAGAATAGAAATATTAAAATCACTAGGAGCTGACCACACTTCAATATTCGCATGACCTGCACCGTTAAATTTTACGCCGTAATCAGCCATTGTATATTTGCCCTTTTGTTACTGAGGTTATTGTATTAAATCGCTGATCACCCACAAGATTCTGTGACGCACCGTTTAAGTGTAAATTGTCGTTATTGTATGTATACGGCCCTTTAATGATATGAATATTCTCATCATTATCAGCAACTGAATTTTGCCCAGCAATAACTGTATTCACATCACTATAACCAATACTTGCATCAAGCTGCCTGATAATTACATGCAAGTTAGGTAAGCCAAGATTTGTTCTTAACTCAGCAACCAAACGATTTAACTGAGACTCGTGAAGCCCTGCGAGGGTAGCGTTTTCACTATCACTTTCGCCCTGATCAAAATAGAACCCGTGAATCTTAATTTCATCAATCTCAGGATCAGCAACCAAAGAAGCAAGGCCGTTATTAATGTGGTTATACATCGCGCCTTGTTCTGCGCCGCCATCTAACCAGCCTGCAATGGCCTTGCCGTTTCCGTCTGCTTTAATAATGTAAATATCATTATTTTCATCATGCAAATAATCACTAATATTTAAACCAAACTTTAAGACAGAACCAAACTGATCACGGCCTTCGTATTGATTGTATTCATAATCAAGCGGATACCACTGACCAATACCCGAATACATATCCCCGTCTTGACTACGACGCCAAGTTTGAACGCCTGCGATTGGGCCAGGATCTGAACCCACAGGCGCATCCGCTCTTGCTGCTACACCTTGGCTATTACTTTGGCCAGATTCAATAAATACATGAGCCGTTTTAATCTGCGGCATACCTGTGCGAATATCCTCACCGCTTGCCACACTGTAAGTTGCGCCAACTAAAGCAGCCGAAGTAACTGCAATGGTAATAACTGCGGTATCGGTTGCCGTGCCATCGCTAACCGTGACGTTAATAACTTCTGTACCCACAACAGCAGAATTAAAGATACCCGTGCTATTTGTGCTTTCGGTATAGTTCGCAGCACCTGCACCCGTTAGCGTATACGTTAGTGAATCACCATCAGCATCACTACCACCTAAATCAATTACTAGGTTTTGACCTTCGGTAGCTGTTAGGTTTTGATCATTAATAACTGGGGCTGCATTAGCAGGAGGATTAACTACAACCGCCGTTACATTAATTGTAATTACCCCAGTATCAGTACCACCACTGCCATCATCACCCGCAACATTAATCACTTGAGCAGCCACAGTACTTGAATTAAAAGTACCGGTATTACTATCGATCATTGTTAAGCTTGCAGCACCCGAACCAGTAACAGAATAAGAAACTGTTTTACCGTTGTTTTGCTTGGGCCCAAGAGTAACTGATAAGTCTTGACCCGCTACTACTGTTAACGAAGGCTGATCGTTAATAACTAAAGCATCGACTGGAACATCAGGCGCTGCCGCCGATGTAGGAAGTCGTGCTTTGAACATATTCCCTAATTCATCAAACGCTAAAACCGTATCTGTTTCGCGCGCGTCGCGAATGATCATCTTGCTTGTGTCTATTGTTTCTGCTGGCATTACTACACTCCATGCACTAAGTATTTACCGTTAACCGTTATCGCTTTTCCGATATGTAAAACGGAAAAATCAGGCAAACTATCTTCTGTTGATTCGATCCGTCTTTTATCAACGGCAAAAATTAAAACGTCACCATCACGCTGAGCTAATTCGCCCACTAAATAATGCTCTACTACTATTCCGTCATCATCGAGGACTTGGATAAGATCACCCCTTACAATACGGTCGGATAATTTGACCGTAACTTCCCAATCATTTTTTATGTAGCCTTCGCTAGCGGGGCGATAGGTGCCAGCCACGATGTGACAACGCAGACCTGCTGGCACAGCATCAAACGGCTCAGCTTTACGCACTAATAAGCAACTTAATGCTTCATCAGCAAAGAAAACCAAATCAAGATCACGATCCATATCACTAGCAAAGGACATATTTTTCACTCACAAAACAAAACTAATTAAGAAAGCTCATCCAACTCATCTTCTAAGCTCTGCTCTTTTTTCGGTGGCTCGTAGTTTGCTTTTTCGGTGGTTAATGCTGCTTTACCGTTAGCAATCAATTCACGAGCAAAAGCTTCAGAAAGAGTAACAATCACATCAGCCCCCGCTTCAACCTTGCCTTTCTTTTCAGTGGTTTTGGTTGGAACAATTTTTCCCGCCAACATAAACGCACGCTTTACTTCCACATTAACTTTTTTAGCTACAGTTGTTTTAGCCATGATTTTTCTCTCAACAAAATTTGAATTTAATTAAAGACCCACAAAAAAGGCGACCTATTAAGTCGCCTTTTTATTTCTTCTAAACTGCCTAGGTAATACTCAGCAAGTATTACTGACCTAAGCTGAACGCACCCGCATGACGAACCGCTGTATCGGCATCTTGGAAGATGCGCAACACACTGCCGCCTGACTTGGCTTTGGTTGCTTTGTCGATAGTCAAATCAACCGCACCCCATAAGCCGATCATTGCTTGCGAGAAATCACCAAACAGAATTTGATTCGCGCCCATTTGCGTAGTGGACGCAGCGCGCATACCGTTCACTTGGTTATTTTCCCAAATAAAATCAGAAGTACCCGATGCTTTAACCGTTGTTTTAAGCTTGCCTTTCATACTTGGGCGCATGGTGTAAGCAGGCAACCCGCGCAAGGCGTTAGCCTCATCAACATCAGTTTCAAGGCCGACAATTTCTGCCCACGTAGGAGAACCAGGTGTAGCGAAAGCCTGAGCACCAATACCCGCAGTCGCCAAGATAGTTGCTTGCAAATCGTTATCCAATGGTTCAGCCATGCCCATCAGCAAGTCATTGCGCAACATACCTTCAACCTGACCCGAGGTTTGTAGTAATAAACGGCGAGTAATAGCAATAGCACCTGCAACGGTACGTGGCGACATTTGCACTAAACCAAAATCTAAATCGCTATCAGTTGGCTCTCCATCTTCACCCAGCCAATAAAAAGTGGCTGTACCTGTTTGTTTTGGCGCATCAAAGTTGCCAATAAGACCAGGTAAAGTACGCGCACCCAACTGCCCCATCATTGAGTTTTGGCGTAGCGCTTCAATAAAGTGCTCAGCATGTAACTCAGTTTCTACTAAATTACCACCTTTGCCCGCATCACCCGCTGACTGCTGACGCATCCCCATGCCAAGCACGTCATAAGGAACCAACATTCCACGAACTTCGGTATCTTTTTTTTCTGCAATCGCACGAGATACTTCGTATTCAAACGGCGCGTGCCTTTCAAAGTTGCCCGTTTCTAATGCGCGCATCACATTCAGCAAGCTGTACTGGCTGCGCTCGTTATCAGACAGACCAATATCAATCAGAGTGGTTTGCGCATCAGGGGCTGCCGCACGCTCTTGCTGCTCTTTCAAAAGAACATCTTTAAACTGAGCCGCTGTGTGGCCCTGCCCAATAGAGCGTAAGCCCAATTCAGTTGCACCATACTGCTCAGCAATTTGCGCAATTTCGCGCGACTCATCAATCGCCGTAATTGGCTTAGCACCGCCCGCTTCACGAACCGCTGCCGCAATTGGCGCTGGCTACCTTCCATTGCTGGAACTCCTTCTTCATTAAGTCGTAAATTTACGGGTAGGTAGGTTTGGTTTTCAGCACTGCGACCCAAGCCCACACTTGGATCAGCAGCAATTGAAACTGATGATATTTCTGTTGGCTCCCAATCAGTCACACGGTAAAACTCTTGGTCGCCTTCTTTGCGCTCAAGCACCGCTTCATGAATGACATAACTCACAGAAACTTGTGTTCTGATTCTGTCTTTAACATCTACCCAAAGCTCTTCACCGCGTACGCTTTGGCTAAATTTAATGGTGCAATGGCCGCGCTTTTCTACAATAGAGGCATTAAGCACAACCCCTCGCTGATCCCGACGGTTATGATCCATCAAGAAAGCACCACCATTATTGATACGCTCCATGCGTACCGAGGCTGGCTGATGGTCGAGTATTTCTACCCCCCACCAACGCGGCACTTCGTATTCAGAACTAAAGCTAAAGGTTGCCGTTCGGTTTTCTTCATCGACCGATAACAACTCAGCTTCACGCTCTTGCGGCTCTAATCCGCCATGATCACGAATATGCTGCTGAAACTTATTGAGTTTGTTTTTTCCTGCCATGATTACTCCTGTTCATCATTAGTTTTTGAATCACTTGGAGCTGGCTTAACCTCAGTCACCCCCGCTTTTTTCGGCATTAGCATTTTGTATATGTCCATAATCGGCTCAGCCATTTCACCGAACTGCTGCCAGCCTTCAATAACATCAGTAGCATCCAAACCTTTGTCACGCAGTATGTGCATTGGGCTTGTGGTTAGATTACCCAGCGCCTCACCTGCGGCCTGTTCATCCTTTAACGGATCAACCCACGCCCAGCGACGACCGTACATTTTGTGCTTGGATAAACGATGTGCATCAGAAGCCCTTAGACCAGGTAAAGCACCTTTCAATAACGCTTGCTTAGTCCAGCGTTTAAAGACTGGTGAACCTTGCTGCTCAATCAGCCAGCGCTGTTTGCGCTTCCATGCGTCACGGTCTTCTAAAATCGCTTGGCGTAAACTTGAGAAGCTAACGCCTTCGTAATCATTACCTAGCACGTTATAGTTAACGTCCATCCCCGAAGCACTACCGCGTAATGCGTCTTTTTGAAAGTCGCTGCTTTGGGGCGCTTGAAAACTGGTTTGATTAATCTTGTAGCCATCAGGCACAACCGACATCTGGCCCCCATCTAATTCTTGAAGAAGCTCACCTTCATCATCAAATTCATCTTCATCAACAGCTAGTTCAGGATCACGTTCATAAAACCCCATATTTGCAGCAGCAACCCGCGCCTGTACTAACTGCGAATCACGCATACCATTAATCTGATACATTTCCATCAGCGAGGCATGAGCCCAAGGTATGCCCCTGTTTTGACCAGGTCGCCAAACGGGGTATAGCAAATCCATTTCATCCGCTGACACACGCTGATAACGACGACCACCAAAAGTCCAACTGTCATCACCTGGATGCGCAGTCAGCAAGTGAAAAGCAACCCGTCGATTAAACCGATCTAACTCAACCCCCATCACAATACGATTGCCGTTACGCAATTTTTGATTCAGCGATACATCAAGTAAATCCGCTTCTATCAATTCAATTGAGAATCCATAACGATTCGATTTATCGAAGTGATAACGCATCAACATATCGCCATCTTGGGCGCACGTTTTTGCGGTTAATTCTTGTGCGCCAATCCACGACATTCTGCCGCCAATTTCAGCACTACCAAGCTCACCCCATTCTAAAAACTCGTTTTCAAGTATTTTATTAGCTTCTGTATCAAGCTTGCCTTTTGCATCCTTGACATTCGCTTGAAGCCGCAGACCGTTTTCACCAACAACATGCGTTTGCACCATTGAGAAATATCGGCGCACATAACCAATATCATCACCCGCATTTCGTGATGCCTCCCGAACCTTTACCAACTCACTGCGCAAGTTCGCATCAACACTGCGAGAACCACCAATAAAACGATCAGCCGCTTGATCAGTCTGCTGAGCTGCTTTGTAACGCTGCTGAGCACGACCTTTCGGACTACTTCGCTTTTGGGTTTCTGGATTAGATTTTTCATCATCTTTACCCAGTAACAAATTTCTAGCACCGCGTTGTATAAAATTCATTAGTGCATCCTGAAACGAACATGGCGCGCTGGCTTCTTGCCAGAATCACGGCGTTTTTGTTTAGCAACTGCGGTACGGTAATCTGTACGCAACAATTTCAATTCATTAATCGGTATTCGATTTAGACTGCGCCCGTCTTGGGTGTAGCTTTCGTGGTCGCTAACAATGCGGCCTTCTAATCGCTCTTCAATTAGCGCCAACATTTTTTCTTCATGCGTGTGATGATCAATCACACCCGTTTGCAACATAGGGCTTGCTAAAACAGTGGTAAAACCCGAAGCAATAAATAACACCTCAGAATCTTTTGTTCGTCGTAGCGTCCACTGATACTTGCCTGCGGCCCAATTAGCAGAATCTGTTGCAGTAACAGCAGCATCAACACAACCCGCATCAGCAAGCACAGGCAAAGTTATTTGCTGCGGCCCTGTAAAAATATATTCGTACTGCCACAAGCCGTGCGCGTAGTCGTCATCGCGCGACCAGACAGCATTAGTCCCCGAAACAATGGTTAACGGTTCCATTTAGGCTCCACGATTTTTAAGTAAAACTATTTGATCTAGCACGACCGCGAGTTTTGCGGCGGCGTGATTTCTTTGGCTTTTCAATTTCATCAACTGCTTCAACAGAACGAACCGCAGCACTTAACTTTTGCGGCTCTTCAAACAGAGACAGTAAATCAACTTGAGATAATTTGTGTTCTAACGCATCCCATTGAGCAGGCTTTAATAAGTGAACCCGCCTAGCTCTTGCAGCGTGCAATGAATATACTTCACAATCCCAAGCCTCAATAGCGCGCCCTGCTTTTTGCTGCCAGACTTTGCGATTTCTAATCGACCTGTGAGGCGCTTTAACCTCACCCGTTATCTGATCAAAGTAATCAGCCCTCACATCTTTATAAACGTGATGGCGACCCGCTCCAATGCCTTCAAGCTTCATGTGAGAAGCCAACCAGTCTTTGGCCTTGTTCGTTCCCACCATAAACACTTTCAAACTGTGCTTATCTGCTTTCGTGCGCTTCTTTGGATTTTTATGATCAATCGGTTTTGAGCTTGGCGTGGCGAATATTTCAGGATCTTGTTGAGAACTTGAACCTTTAATTGCCATTACCAAAACTTTAGGATGCGCTTTCTGGCGCGTTCTAGCCCAGTGATAAACCGCGTCGTTAGTATTACCATCTGATGAATCAATACTAATCGCTGAGGCGTATATGTTGCCGCCTAGCTGATGCTGAATAGCACCAAAAACCAAACTGTCTAACTCTTCCCAAACAGGATCGTTTTTATCAGACGTGCCAACCGAAGCTGATATTTCACCCCAGTACAGCAACCAACTTTCTTCACCACGACCCCAAGCACGAATAATTATTGCTACACGGTCATGCTGAATATCAATCCCAATTGTGACCAGCAAGCCACCACGAGGACAAAGCAATTCTTTATAGTCACTTGCCTTTTCGCGCAAAGTTTCAGCGCTAGCATGATCATCTTTAAACGCATAAGGGCGGCCAAGTTTAGAATTCACAAAAACGATTCTATCGGTTTCATCACCCATCGAGGCTTTGTGCTCAGCCTTTAGGTAATCACGAACCAGCTCAACGACACCCGCACCAGGTAAACAACTATAAAGCTCTGACAGCTCCATAAAACCCGCCACACCGTGAAAGTCAGCAGTCGCCACCCAGCCGCAATTTTTGTCGCCATTTTCCATCGCATTACGAACAGTATTGCGAATATTTGTTTTGCGCTGGTAATCACCCCAAGGTGTACCACAGCAAGAGCAAACATAAGTTGAGGTATCAGGTAACGCCGTTCCAAATACTTCGTGCTCAGTACCGTCATCAGTATTTAACCAACTGACATTTTCCCAATCCAAAACATGAGTATCTAAGCACTCATGACATTCAATCGGCAGCACTCGCTGATCACTGGTTTTAATATGCTCTTGAACTTTACTTAAACCATCTACAGAAGGCGTGCCACCCAAAATACGCTTAGCGCCCGCTTTGCGTTTTGTTCGCTCCCAAAGAAGCGTGATTGCACTACCCTGCTCTGACAAATTACCAACAGCATCATCAGGCTCTTCAACAATTACAATTTTTGCAGGGGTTGATTTAACCGAGCTGATTGAGCCCGATGTAACGAACTTTAAAAATCCGTTTGTGAATTTTTTGAATAATGAACGGTTATCTTTACTGCGAGTTTTACTAACATCAATTTTTGCACTGAGCGCTGGCGTTGAAAGTATCGACGGCTCAAATTTTTCGTCGTTAAATTCCCGCGCCGCATCTGTTTTTGGAAACATCACTACAATAGCGCAAGCCATTGTGTCGATAATTTTTCCTAAATAAGCGATTAAAGCGAAAGTCCAGCCGACTTGCGCTGCCTTCATCGTAACAACTTCACCCACATCAGGATCATCTAGCGCCGCAAATATCCCATAAAAATAAGGCGCGTAATGCAAATCGTATGGGCCAGGTTTATCAGCACCCTCAGCAGGCAAACGAAAATATTCTTCACTCCATTCCGCCGTCGGCATTGGCGGCGTCGGAACTAGATAACTCGCCCACGCCACAGAAACGCTCAGCAAGTTCCGATCCATTGCTTGCAATGTGTCCGAGGGCAGTTCTGAGCGGGACTGCAACATCTTCGGCCTCCAGCTCTATTTTATATTTTTCAGTTATTGATTCTGTAATGGTTTCACCTGCACCCATCACAAAACCTTGAATACTTGACGCGCTTTCGACGATCCAATTATGAACAGTTTCACGATCCATTAATTCGCCAGAAGCAGTTAACCGCTTTTGACGTTTATCAAAAATATTTTCTTGCGTTTCTTCAATGCGAACAGCCGTCAAAGTAGATTGTTGATCACCACCGCGCCCCGCTGCTTCATCACGCAAACGGTCACAATAAATCTGCAACCATTCCGTATAAGTTTGACCTTCTTTAAACACGCCTTTTTCAACATGTTTATTAATCGCTTGGCGACTAGTGCCAACCAATCGAGCAAAACCAGATTGAGTTGCAGCACCAGTCAACTCAATTTCTTTAACTGCCATATTGTGTCAACCCCCCTGCAAATCATCTCTGTAGAAAAAACTCGCGAGTTTAATACCCGTACAACCCCACCCCCTCAAGAGTACCTTGGGTTTTCTCAGCCACCGCGCATCTTCCAAGCCACCAACGCAACACCAATCGAGATCAAAACAGATACAAACATACCAATCGCACCTGAGTTATGATTAGTTCTAACCGCTGCTGCACCATCAGTAATCTCAAGAGCCCGCACACGTTCCTCACATTTATCAACACGAGCAAAGCAGCGTTTCAAGTCATCCGAATGATTAGCCTGTCGCTCTTCAACCCTAATGATTCGATCTATCTTATGCTCAATGTTTCCCAGCCTGCGATAAACCTCACTACCAACTGCTGTATCATCACTCATAAGATTCTCTTCCCTATCTGCTTAGCTATCTGTCGATCAGCAAACCACCACGAAAGAGCCGTGGCCGTCATTACTATTACAGCTCTCGCTATATCATCCTCAATAACACCTGATGACTTCCAATAGATGCCAGCCGTTAGTAATACCAAAACAAACGTAAGCAATGGCCGCGTTATATTCTTAAAGAACTCAGCCCACAACAATAAGCGGCTATTACCCGTGTATGTATGGTCAGCCTTATACGAATCACTCAATGCTTTATATTCAGAAATAGACAGCTCACGATCAGCCTCAACCGTTATCTGCTGCAACTTAAAGCCAGCCTCAGCTTTAATCTGTTGCATTACGTATAGATGGTCGTTCTTATTAGAAACAAGGTCTAACTTCTTTATCTCTATACTCTGCTTATGCTCTTGCCTATTCTTAAAATAACTAAATACATTAGACACAACAGAGCCCAGCAGCCCAACAACACCACCATCAAAAATTAGATCAAGCATCAGACAGACTCAATAATTATTAGATCAAAAGGTTTTTTATTCATTAGCTTAAACAGCTTCCTAACAGCCCAGCGACTACCCAATACAGCAGCCTGACCACGTAACCGTCCACGCTTTTTTCCTAACGCTATACAGCCGTTTAAATTGCTGATTTACCCATTCGTGAAAGCCTACCCTT